TTATCACCTGAACAAATAATAATAATAAAAAAGAAGGTGAGCAAAGGTGGAAGAAAATAACATTGTCGAATGGGTGCCAAGCGATATGCTTGAAGTCACTTTAAATGAACCAGATGATTTTTTAAAAATAAGAGAAACACTTACACGTATTGGTGTAGCTTCACGTAAAGACAAGAAGTTGTTCCAATCATGTCATATCTTACATAAACAGGGTAGATACTTTATAGTCCACTTTAAAGAACTGTTTATGCTTGATGGCAAAAAAGCAAATCTAGAACAAACAGACATTGAACGCAGAAACACAATCGCTACATTACTAAGTGATTGGGGGTTGCTTGATTGGGCAAATAAGGATGCTGAATATCCATGTGCTCCATTACGTCTGATTAAAATCATTCCATACAAAGAAAAAAGTGATTGGGAGCTTTGCCCAAAGTATAATATTGGGAATAAATAGCAATGATCCCAGACGGACTAGCAGAGGCTATAGCAAATAGGAAAGCATTTCATGGACAGTTAGATCTTTCTAGAAATGTTTTTCCTAGTTGGGATGATCTAGTACCGTACTTCGATCAATCATTTCTTAATGGCAATACTAGAGCAAGAGATCCGCATAAGATATGGGCTAATGTTGAAACTAATGATTTTCCTATTGTTAGACATGTCAAAGTTGAATTAGGAAAGATACTTAACACTTTACATATATCTTGCCATTGCTATGCGGGGTTTAGTCCTAACGCTCTAGCATCTCCACCTCACAAAGATGGAATGGAAGTATTCTTTGTAATGATAAAAGGATCTATGCCTTGGAAAATCTTTGAGAATGGTTGTGACTATAATGATAGTACACAGAGTATGACTACGAAGTCTACGTTCTCTAAAAGACTAGTACAGGGTGATTTTGTATATGTGCCTACAGGCGTATTTCATTGTGCAGTGCCTGATAGCTCTAGAGTTGGATTTTCTTTTGGTTGGTCTTAACTTTTTTGCATATTAGGTATTGACAAATAGCATAACTTGTACTATATTATATGTTATAAATAATGTTGCAGTGCAGAATAATCTGGCTGTAATATAATCTTGCTTGCTCAAAAGGAGATAACAATGACAGGCTTACAACAACTATTCCCACGTTCATCTTTTGTTGGTTTTGACCATCTGTTCAGTGAACTAGAGTTCACAGCGAAACATGCTCAAGATCATTATCCACCTCATAATATCATTAGAACATCTGAGTCGGATTACTTGATTGAACTTGCTATCGCAGGTTTTTCACAAGATGAGATAACTGTAGAAGTTAAAGATAGAACCTTGACTGTTACAGGGGAACATGTCTCTAAAGGTAGAGAGTTTATCCATCGTGGCATTTCGACAAAGAAATTTAAACGAACCTTTAGGCTGTCCGAACATGTAAATGTAAACGGAGCAGATATTCAAGATGGCATTCTGGCAATTGATTTGCAGTATGTGATCCCTGAAGAAATGCGTCCTCGTAAAATCAATATTGGTCAAACGAGGAAACAAAATGACACAAGCAATACTAGCAGCCCACAGCTACTCAACGAGGGCAATTGAAACTATCATCGAAGCACTAAGAACTCTTATTCAGCATAGAGCGAATCGCAAAATGATCCGTGAAACTGAAAGAGAACTATCCAAGTTAACTGATTATGAGTTAGCAGATATTGGTCTTGGTCGTGGCGACATTCATCACGTTGCACGTTCAAATCCTAATCTAAAAGGATGGGTATAATGACAGCTTTAGTAGCAAACTATGTCTTCTCACCCTTGTCGGGTTTGTGGTCTTCATTAGATCGCTTCACGCAGACGGTGGGATATTCGAGAGCGGCAGCGGAACTCGCAAGAATGGGTTACCACGAGGAAGCCAAACGTTGTATGTTGCAAATTCGGGAGTTACATGATGACCGGTGATATCGCAACAATGGGCGCATATATTGGCGCAGGACTAGCAACCTTCGCAATGGGCGGTGCAGCTATCGGAGTTTCAATGGTAGTGGGTAGTGTATTAAAGCACATGCCTAAAAAGGCTGACAACTCAACAATGTTTGTTGGTATAGCATTTGCAGAAGCATTAGGAATCTTTGCATTTCTTGTTGCACTTCTACTAATGTTTGCCGTATAATGATGACATCAGAGTTGGTCGAAAGACTTGGTTTGGCATGCTTTGCAGTAATGTCTACGCTGATTCTTGTCTGTATATTAATAGGTTTTTATGCAGTATATGATGCGTACAGCCAAGAAAGTGAATGTATTATAAATACATCTTTATAATGAGAAGACCTTAAAAAGTTAGAGGGCGGGAGATCGCCCTCTTAGTCACACACACAACACAAAAAATAGGAGACTTAAATGTCAAATCCGTATCAAATCCGCTATGATGTATTAAACATGGCAAAAGAAATCGCAGACAAACATTACGACATGCAAGTAGAACTTGCCAATAAAATGTTAGGAATGTATAAGGAAGATACTGAACAAGCACTAGAAGCTTGGAAACAGTATGTACCAAAAGCTTTAAATCCAGATGAAATAAAATCCCAAGCTGAAAAACTTTACGAGTTTGTATCAGAGAGAAAGTGATGTATAAGGTAACAGCATTTTTTAGAGATCGCAAAGTCTCTGAAAAGTTTAATGACATTAACGATGCCATTGAATTTCGTGACGATGTTGATGCACACTATCCTTTAAAAGTAACTTTTAGAAAGGTTATATCAATGAGAGAATGGGTACATAACTGTTGGAATGTAGTAATGGATCATAATACTAATCCATTAAAGAATATTCCTGATTTAAATACACGCCACATGATCATGCAAGTACTAGCTTGGATGTGGTGTATTGTGTTTGGTATTATTGCAGGTAGCATGTGGGCAGGAGTAGTTAGCATGATGCTACACGCATTACTACTAGCCGCAGTTGCAATAACCGTGGCTACCTTTGAAGTAGCAAAGCGCAAGCCATATGGTTTTTATAATGGGAGAGGTCTTGGCGGCGAACATGAATAATGAAATGCAAGATTTGAAGTTTACTACAGCAGGTGATTTTATGAAAATGAGTGATGAAGGTCCATTTAAATCTATATTCGATGCAAATACTAATGGAGTTGTTCGTAGAGAAATCATAACCTATCGTGTAAAAGATGGTGTAATGATAAAAGAAGAAGCTTTTCGTGATTACTATGAAAGCGGAGATTACCATGATTCTCAGAATACTATAATATTAGTGGAGCGTTGATATGAGTGAGCAAACACATTATTGTACAACTAAAGGATTGGGATGGGCTTTCTTAGTTATATTTTTTATGATTGCTGTTGTGCCAGTACTAATGCTGATGGCAATGGTAGGTCTTGAGGATTATGGTCGGTATTGCAATCTTAATATACTTCCTTGTTTTGGTTTAAACTAATGCATATAATCAGAAAAAAAGATGGAGAAATATTAGCCATAGCTTCACGTTTAGAGGATGCTATGGCTATCGCAGATGGTCACAGGATTGATAAAGAAGATTATGTTGTACAAAAATCTACTGATCAGCACGAACTATCTGAGATATATCGCTCATACTATGGAACAAGATCTTTATGACAGCCGAAGAAGTAAGAGCGGCGGCACAGGCTGAAGCAGAGAGAACCTTTGATGCATTCATTATGTGGAGCAAAAGGGTTACTCTCTGGTCTATAATCTTATTACTTATAGTAGTTGTGGGCTGTAACTCAGGGGTACATGAAGGTCAAAGTTACCCCGGATATAATGGCGAACAGTATGATCCTACGATATAGAAGATTTAAACAATGGTATACCAAACTTAGATCAGAAGGGTGGGATATGTGGGATAGCTTTAGATGGGCTTTACACAATTCGGGAACTCATACGATTGATGGAAGAAATCTATAATTATTATTGAATTGAATATAACAGAACTCTGTGACATGAAATGTGCTTTTTGTCCAAGGAGTTCTGGTTATCCTAACTCAAATCTAAACATGTCTTTGGATACTTTAGATGTTATTATAAAACATGCAAAAGAAATGCAAAGTGTTACCTTTCACATATCAGGAAGGGGCGAACCAACACTACATCCAAACTTTTCAGATATGCTTGACAGGCTTTCTACCTTTAAGGTAAAGCTTTCTACTAATGGAAATAGAGTAGACAAATACCTTGATAAGATAAATAAACTATATAAAGTAGACTATAGCATTTATGACGAGTCTAAACTAACGCCACAAGAAGCTACAGATAAATACGATTTTCATGTTGTAGACAAACGCACTAGCGTAAAAAATGTATATCATAACAGAGCTGGCGCAATCGAAAATGAACTAACACAATCTAATCCTAGACACCCTAAGTATGGGCTGTTTTGTGAAAAGCCCTTTTATGTTGTATACATAAACTACAATGGCGATTACAATCTGTGTTGTAATGAGTGGTTCAATCCAACTGTGTTAGAGAATGTTCATACACAAACAATAAAAGAATACTTGTCTGAGAACGATATTTTGAAATCATTTCAAAAAGATTTACTAAAAGGAAAAAGAGAAAAATCTCCGTGCAAAGGATGTAATAAACAAATGCATCCAAAAGCGGTTGACTTTCTAGATAAACTATATTATAATAGCTGAGTGTAAGTTTGGAGGATATATGAACTTTTATACTAGCGTTAATCGATACGGTAGCTCTATCCTGTATCGTGGAGTGAATAACTACGGAAAAAGAATAGAGGCCAAGTACAAGTTTGAACCAAAACTGTATTTACCGTCCAATAAGAAAACAGCCAAACATAAAGCAATGGATGGTGTTCAGCTTGAAGAGATCCACTTCTCTTCTATGTCTGAAACAAAAGACTTCATACAAAGATATAAAGATGTTGATAACCTAGATGTGTACGGAAATCAGAACTTCGTGCAACAGTTTATCACAGATAAGTTTCCCTCAGAAATAAAGTTTGATCAAAGCAAAGTTGATGTGTGCAACATCGACATTGAGGTTGCTTCTGATGAGGGCTTCCCTTTTCCTGAAGACGCAGCACACCCTGTTATCTCTATTGCACTCAAGTCAAGCCTAAGTGAGGTATATCATGTGTGGGGTCTTGATGAGTATGATGCTGAGAATGTGTACAAAGACGATCTTATTGTACAGTATAGGCACTGTAAGAATGAAACGGAACTCCTTGCTAAGTTTATAGAATGGTGGTCTAGCAACTGTCCTGATGCTATTACGGGTTGGAACGTCAGACTATTTGACATTCCATATCTTGTCAATCGTATCAGACGTATTGGATCTGAGGAAGCAGTCAAGCGGCTATCTCCATGGGGGCTAGTGTCTCAACGTGAACTTTATATCAAAGGTAAACGTATGGATGCCTATGAGATCACTGGCGTTCAGCAACTTGATTACTATGATCTGTTTCAGAAGTTTGGATATTCGTATGGAGCACAGGAGTCTTATAAGTTAGATCATATTGCATATGTGGTATTAGGTGAGCGCAAGCTATCCTATGAAGAACATGGTAACCTATACACATTGTACAAAGAAGATCATCAGAAGTTTATTGACTATAACATTCGTGACGTGGAACTCATTGAGCGACTCGAAGAAAAGATGGGTCTAATCACTCTTGCTATGACTATGGCATATCGTGGTGGTGTCAACTATAGCGATACCTTTGGCACTACTGCTATATGGGATTCTATCATTTATCGTGAACTAAATGCCAATGGTATTATTGTTCCACCAAACAAAAAGAAAATAAAATCTTCTTACCCCGGAGGATACGTAAAAGATCCCTATGTTGGTGCTCATGATTGGGTGGTATCGTTTGACTTGAACAGTCTGTATCCTAACTTGATTGTACAATATAACATGTCACCTGAGACGCTGATAGGCGGTAAGACTTTTAAACATGGTGTTGACTACTATCTCGAAAAGGATTGTGATACTGAAGGCGTGTCTGTTGCTGCAAATGGTTCAGCATACACAAAAGAGTTTCAAGGCATTCTTCCAAAGATTATTGAGAACTACTATGAAGAGCGTAGTGTCATCAAGAAGTCTATGCTACTTGCTCAACAGGCATACGAAAAGAATAAGACTATTGAATTAGAACGTGAGATCAACCAGCTAGAGAATAGACAGATGGCTATTAAGATCTTGCTCAACTCTTTGTATGGTGCGTTAGGCAATCAATACTTTCGCTACTTCGATATGCGTATTGCAGAAGGCATTACACTATCAGGTCAGTTGTCTATTCGTTGGGCAGAGAACGCCATCAACGATGAGATGAATAAACTCATGGATACACTAGGACAAGACTATGTTATCGCTATCGATACTGACTCACTGTACATTAACTTTGGTCCTTTGGTTGACAAGCTAAACCCCAAAGATACTGTCAAGACACTAAGTAAGATCTGTGAGGAACACTTTGAGAAAGTTCTTGAGAAGTCTTATGATAAACTATTCAAGAAGATGAATGCTTATAAACCACGTATGGTTATGGCAAGAGAGGCTATTGCTGATCGTGGAATATGGACTGCCAAGAAACGGTATATCCTAAACGTTCATAATAACGAAGGAGTGCAGTACGCACAACCAAAGCTTAAGATGATGGGCATTGAGGCTATCAAGTCATCTACACCTGAAGTTGTTCGTAATAAGTTTAAAGAGATATTTCGTGTGATTATCGAAGGCACAGAGCAAGAGACACAAGATTATATTTCACGGTTTAGGGCAGAGTTTAAGTCTCTACCACCTGAGGCAGTAGCATTCCCAAGAGGTGTAAGTGATGTTGATAAGTGGATATCCAATCAAGATATTTACAAAAAGGGTACACCCATTCATGTGCGAGGTTCTTTGTTGTACAACAAATCAATCGAAGAAAATGGCTTGGATAAGAGGTACGAAACCATCAAGAATGGCGAGAAGATTAAGTTCATTTATCTACGTAAGCCAAACCCTATCAGAGAAAATGTGATATCGTTTCCTGCAGTATTACCTGCAGAAATAAAGTTGCATAAATACGTTGACTATGATATAATGTTTGAGAAATCATTCATCGAACCCTTGAAGTTTATTCTAGACGCTATAGGGTGGCATGTAGAACCCAGAGCAACACTAGAAGACTTCTTTACATAATGTATTCAGCAACTATATTTGAAAGCCAATATGACAATCAAACTCATCGTAAGCTAGACTTCGATGAGTGGGATAAGTTTGAGAAGTTTCTGTACAAGCTTTCAGAGAGACCACTAGAAGGAAAGAAAAATGCGGAACTTATTTCTCCTGCTGTCTATGAAACTGGAACTACACGATCCAACAAAAATGTATTGCATTGGGCAGGTTGGGCTGCTGTTGATGTTGATGATCACACGTTTGAGGGGGATCTAAAAGATGAGCTTATTAGCACTTATGGTAAGTACTATTTTGTTTGCTATTCTACTGCAAGCAGCAAGCATGGTCTACCGAAGTTTAGACTTGTCTTCCCTCTTAGAGCAACTGTGCAAAGAGAGTCTATCAAACATTTCTGGTTCGCACTCAACTCCGAACTCGATTCGATTGGAGATAAACAAACTAAAGATCTATCTAGAATGTATTATATCCCTGCTGCGTACAATGACGCTTTCAACTTTATTTTTACTAATACTAGCGGTAGCTATATAAACCCTATTGACTTAATGTCAAAGTGGGAGTATAATGAAAAGAAAGATAGTAAGAACTTTATGGATCGTTTACCTGAGGAATGGCAGAGACAGATCCTAGACTACCGTAAAGATAAGATGACTAATAACAACATAGTTTATTCGTCATATGAAGACTGTCCATTCGTAAACAAGAACCTTGTGCGTGACTTCAAGAGTATTGCAGGGATAGACAATAGTGGTAGGTATGCTATGATCTATAAGATTATGGTATCCATAGCAAGCAATGCTGTTGAGAAGCAGTACGCTATCACTGCAACTGAGATAGAAACTCTGTGTAGACAGATAGACAGAGACACTGGAAATAGATATGAGCACAGACCTTTACATGTAGAGGCAAACAACGCTCTAGAGTACGCATACAAGAATGGAGTTATATCATGAGTACTTTATTAGACTTTTTAGATTCTGATGGTGAGTTAAAAACAGGTAATCTTCCTGAAGAAGAATGGGTAAACATGCCTGAGTTTGTACAGGAGAAATCTGAACCATATGCAAAGATCATTGTTCGTTTTGAAACCAAAGAGGATCTTAAAGAGTTTGGTGAACTTATCGGACAGAAAGTTAATGTTAAAACAAAAAGTATTTGGCATCCAAAATTAGAGCATGGTATGAATGCAGGATTACGATGGACAGACGATGACTAGTCTTAACATTCTGAAACAACTTTCTAATACTGCAGAGAGTGATGAGTGCTATACGCCATCAGATCAAGTTCTGCCATTACTAGAATACTTAGATAAAGATAAAACCTACTACGAAGCTACGAGTGGAAAGAGTTCGAATATACTTGACGGATTTCACAAATACGGCTATAATATGGTTGGGTCTGATGGACGTGACTTCTTTGATTGTGTGTATGGTGATGTGTATGATGGTGTTATTACAAATCCACCCTACAGTCTAAAGGATAAGTTTATCAGACATTGTTATGATCTAGACAAGCCGTTTGCGTTGTTCTTGCCTGTAGCATCATTTCAAGGTAAAAGACGTGGACAAATGTTCATGGACTATGGTATGTCTGCACTGGTTTATAATAATCGTGTGGACTTCACAGGTGGTGGGTCTCCTATGTTTGGCAACGCTTGGTTTATTCATGGGTTCCTGCCACCAAACACAATCTATTGGGTAAATAATCCGCAATGAGAAATAAATATCCTGTATATGTGGTTTCCAAGAACCGTTGGGATCAGTGCAAGACTGCAGAGCTTCTTGATAGACTTTCTGTGGACTATCATATCGTGGTTGAAGAAGATCAGCTAGACAGATATGCAGAGCACTTTGATCGTGATAAGCTATTGGTTCTTGATCCGATATATCAGAATACTTATGATACGTTTGATGATTTAGAGGATACTAAGAGCAAGGGGCCAGGCGCTGCTAGGAACTTTGCACGTGATCATTCTATACAGACGTATGGTTCTAAATGGCATTGGGTTATGGATGACAACATCTATGACTTTCACCGTCTAAATAGGAACGTAAAGGTTGCGGTCAGAACACTGTCATGGTTCAGGGCTATGGAAGACTTCTGTGATAGGTATACTAATGTTGCTATTGCAGGACCAAACTATAGTAAGTTTTGTAAGGCTACTGATCCTGTGCCACCTCTTATCTTTAATACAAGAATATATTCGTGTCTGCTGATCCGTAATGATATTCCTTACAGATGGCGTGGCAGATATAATGAAGATACTGATCTGTCTCTAAGAGCATTAAAGGATGGTTGGTGTACTGTACAGTTCAATGCCTTTCTAGCTGACAAGGGTACAACTCAACGTGTAGGTGGTGGTAATACAAAAGAGTTCTATGCTGAAGAGGGTACGCTACCTAAGTCAGAAATGCTAAAGGAAATGCATCCTGATGTTACAGAAGTGGTTTGGAAGTTTAATCGGTGGCATCATCATGTTGACTACAGGCCATTTAGAAAGAACCGATTAATAAAAGTTGATGGCGTAGAATACTCTAAAGATCCTGAGTATGGCATGAAGCTTATAGATATCGGTAGAGAGAACATTGGTAGACGTACTATTGATGATTATTGGGAGTAGGACATGTTACCAGATGAAATGGAAGCAGAGAAAAATAGAAAGATCATTATTTCTCAAGGTAAAACAATAGAAATGTTAAAGAAAAACGTAAGAGATTTACAAGAACAGCTAAACTCTGCACACAAGCGTATTACAGAACTGAGCATCAAATGAGAATTATTGCTGGTCCATGTCAACATGAAACATTAAAGCAATCGTTAGAGATTGCCAAGGAGTGTAAGCGTGTATGCGATTCACTGAATATTGAATACATCTTTAAAGCATCATACGACAAAGCCAATAGAACCCATATTGATGGATTTCGTGGTAGAGGTATGATCAAGACTATACAGGATTTCTTAGAGATAAAGAAAACTTTTCCTGATGTTAAGATCCTCACTGATGTACATTCAGAAGATGACATTGATATAGTCAAAGATTTCGTTGATGTGATACAAATACCTGCATTTTTATGTAGGCAGACAGACCTATTGCTAACCGCCTGTTTAACAGGTAAGATTGTCAACATCAAGAAAGGTCAGTTCTTAGCTCCATGGGATATGCATGGTGTTCTCTCTAAGACAAGAGCAGCCGAAGAAGTCTGGATCACAGAAAGAGGTACGAGTTTTGGATACAATACTTTGGTTGTTGATTTTACTGGGATTCAGTATATGCTTGACTATTACGATGTACCTATTGTTTTTGATGTTACCCACTCTGTCCAAAAACCAGGAGGAAAGGGGAAATCAAGTGGCGGTAATCGTGATTACGTTCCAAGTCTTGCTCGTGCTGCCTCTGCTATGGGCGTTAAAAACTTTTTCCTAGAAGTACATGCAGACCCTGATAATGCTCTAAGTGATGGTCCTAATATGTTAAGATTAGAAGATTTTGAAAGGACAGTGAATGACATCTACCGCTATTCTTATACCCGCTAGATATGGTAGCACACGTTTTTCTGGCAAGCCATTAGCTGAGTTAGATGGCATTCCTATGGTTGTTCGTGTTTATAATGAATGTAAGAAATCTGGATTAGACACCTTTGTACTAACAGATGACTTGAGGATCTATAATCTATTTGGACCTAAGAAGTGTTGGATTGATCAAACCGATTATGATAATGGTACTGATCGATGTTCTGGCGCAATCACTAATGACTTTTTTAATAAGTATAATCAGTTTATAAATGTGCAAGGTGATATGCCTGATGTAACACAAGAAATGATTGAAAAGACTGTTTGGCATTTAAAAAACTACAGTATTACTACCATGTGTGCAATGATGCCGAAGGAACAACTGAATGATCCTAATACTGTTAAGCTAGTAAGAGCTTCTGATAAATGTTTGTGGTTTGGAAGAGGTATGAAAGGATATGGTGATTGGCACTTAGGAATCTATGGATACAAACGGAATGTACTAGAAATGTATCCTAGTTTGACAGGCACTCGTGAAGAACGTATTGAAGAACTAGAGCAACTGCGTTGGCTAAAGAATGGATGGGATATCGGTGTATTGCCATGCGTGTTTAATGGAGTTGAGATTAATAAACCAGAAGATGTGAGGATATGGAATGAAAGCAGGTAAAGTATGGGGTACGACAGAACTGATTGAAGCAAATGGCGCTTTAGAGTTTCATCGTATCGAAATGGAAGAAGGTGGTGTATGCTCTAAGCATTTGCACCGCTATAAGTGGAATGGATTTTATGTAGAGTCAGGTAAGATGCTTATTCGCACATGGCAACAAGATTATGATCTTTGTGACATTACTCGTCTTAAAGCAGGTGAATATCATAAGGTAAAGCCGGGGCTATATCATCAGTTTGAATGTTTAGAATCAGGTGTTGCTTATGAATTGTATTGGGCTGAGTTTAATCATCACGATATTGTAAGAGAGACAGTAGGTTATATGGATGATGACAACGATGAGGAAACTATAACTATCAACACTTCTACCTTATATGATGAAACTGCCCTTGGCTTTCAGCGAGGAGACGGAAGCTCAGTGACGTTTACCATTGATCGTGATGAAGATGGACCATATTTAAAGACATGATTACAGGTATCACATTTAGCACATTTGACTTGCTTCACGCAGGTCATATTGCTATGTTAAGAGAAGCAAAAAACCATTGCGATTATTTGATATGTGGATTGCAGGTAGATCCATCTAAAGACAGAGAAGAAAAAAATCCACCAGTTCAAAGTCTAGTTGAGAGATGGACTCAACTACAGGGGGTTAAGTATGTGGATGAAATAATTCCTTATGAATCTGAAAAAGATTTAGAAGACATCTTGCAATTGTTTGAAATACATGTTAGAATAATCGGAGAAGAGTATAAAGATACTACCTTTACAGGCAGAAAGATATGTGCCAAAAGGGGTATTGAGATAAAGTATAACAAAAGAGATCATAGATTTTCCTCTACTGACTTGAGGGAAAGAGTATATAACAAAGAGCTTATGAAGGATATAGAAGATGGAAGAACCTGAACTGCAACCTGTAGTAAAACGCAGAGAGCAAAACTTTAAACTAGGTATTATTGGACATGGCTTTGTAGGTAAAGCCGTTGATTATATTTTCTCTACAAACTCTGTTGAGAAGTTTATTATAGATCCAAAGGTTAGTGATAGCACACTACAAGATCTTTGTGCATGGCAACCAAACTGTGTGTTTATTTGCTTGCCCACACCTGCATCTGATGACGGTGGCATTGATACTAAGGCTATTGATGAGGCTGTAATGCGTTTAGTAAATCAGACTGATGCATTTATTGTAATCAAATCAACTGTCACACCTGACGTTATTGATCGTTTATCACGTATCGATGGTCGTATTGTTTATGAGCCTGAGTTCTTAAATGAGAGTAATGCCAAAGAAGGTATGACTAATGCACGTTTTAGAATCTTTGGTGTGCAACAGCAAGAAGCAGGAAAACACTTAGAAGGATTATATAACTACTTCTCTTTGGCTAACCCTGCACAAACTATCATAATGTCTCCTGTAGAAGCTTCATTCTTCAAGTATACTGTGAACAACTATCTTGCTATGAAGGTTACGTTCATGAACCAACTCAAGAAAGTTATGGATGATTATGGTGGTAGTTACAATCAGTTGTCACGTGCTTTAATGGTAGATCAACGTATAGGTCACAGTCATATGAAGATCCCCGGTCATGATGGACGTGATGGTTTTGGTGGAGCATGTTTTCCAAAAGACCTGTCTGCATTTATTAATTTTATTGATAATAAAACTGATCAGTCTTCTGAGATTTGGAAGACAGTACAAAATCTAAACAATGAGATACGTAGTGAATACGATTTAAACGATAGAGAAAGAGAACAAAATGTCAATTATGGACAAACTGAAGAAGAACAGCAAGATCAAGACAACGGAAGTTCTGACTGAATCTAAGTTCTTCAATGAAAAAGAAATGACTCCTACGAATGTGCCTATGCTGAATGTGGCACTATCTGGTGATGTGGATGGTGGACTGTATTCAGGTGTAACAGTTCTAGCAGGACCATCTAAACATTTTAAAACATCATTTGCTTTGATGATGGCTTCTTCGTATTTGAAGGCAAAGCCTAATGCAGTGGTGATTTTTTATGACTCAGAGTTTGGTTCACCTCAGGCATACTTTGATCAGTTTGATGTGGATACAAATCGTGTGCTGCATGTGCCTATCACCAATATAGAAGAGTTAAAGTTTGATATTGTTTCTCAGTTAGATGGTCTTGAACGTAATGATGAGGTTATTATCATTATTGACTCTATTGGTAACCTTGCATCTAAGAAAGAAGTAGACGATGCTAAAGACGGTAAGTCGGTAGCAGACATGACACGTGCAAAAGCACTTAAAAGTTTGTTTCGTATGATTACGACAACGTTGACGATAAAAAATATTCCAGTGATTGCTATCAACCATACGTATAAAGAGATTGGTTTGTTTCCAAAGGATATTGTATCAGGTGGTACAGGTGTTTACTATAGCGCAGATACCGTTTGGATTATTGGTAGACAACAAGATAAAAAAGGAACTGAAATACAGGGGTATCATTTTGTTATTAATGTGGACAAAAGCAGATTTGTTAAAGAGAAGTCAAAGATTCCTATCACTGTGTCTTGGGATGGTGGTGTCAAACATTATTCTGGCCTTCTCGATTGTGCTCTTGCTGGTGGTTATGCTACTAAGCCTTCCAATGGCTGGTATGCTGTGGTTGATCAGAAAACTGGAGAGCTTGGACCTAAGGTACGGTACGATGCCACTCTTGATGAATCTTTCTGGAATCCAATCTTTGCTGAAACAGATTTTAAAGATTTCTTAAAGAAGCAATATCAGATTGGGTACAAATCTGTTGTGGATATGAACGATATTGTTGATGAGGAAGTGGTGTATTGAAAGTAGTTCCAATCGACAGTAATGTTATTATGGAATGTATAGACGATTATGAATCTTATAGTGAATATAGAACTAAACATATGGCAAAGGCTGATCCAAGAGTACATATAGATTACTTTACGGATATTGTGGCAGAAACTTTAAAAGAAGAAGTATCTTTTGTTAGTGGAAACTACTATAAGCATTCTATGCCATATATGCCACACACTGATTACAAAAAACATTTAGATAATAGTATAAACTTTGTTATCCCTCTGAATATTAGGGGGGATGCAAGTTTAGTTATTTTTGATCAGATGTGGATGGAAGATTCTGTGACTTGGAACATGAACTTACCTATCCCTGAATTTAAAGTTAACACGCTGACTAAAGGCTCCCCTAACGAGTTTGATATCACTAACAAAACTAAAGATCCTTTTGATAGTGAGTTGCATAAGAAACACCTACACTATTTTGATATATCTTTACTAGAGGGAATGACTGCTGATATATTTGATTTTGTTCAGGGTCAAGCGGTTATATTTGACAATCGTAGAATACATTGTACATCACATGATGATTATGAAAAATTAGGACTATCATTGAGGTTTAAATATGAAACAAAATGAAGATTATGAACTAATCCCAGGAGAAAATGATCACTGGAATATTAGAATTAAAAGTGGATATTACATAGAAACAGTATTTAATTTTGGTGAACTTAAGGTCGGAGAAGATGGTGAGACACTAACATTTACGTCAGATGTTGTGTATGACGTTCTTGGTGAGTGGTGGAAACCTCATGAAGATATTGATTGGCACCACACTACAGGAGAAATATTGTATGACATACTAGAACAACAGGTAGAAAGACAAGAAAAAGATATTGTAACTCCTGAATGATTGTGGTATAGTTATAGAATGAGCAATGTAGAACAAGTCATATTACGACACCTATTAATCGATGAACCTTATATGCGTAAGGTTCTTCCCTTTGTGAAACCAGAATACTTTCAAGGAGTCTACAATCAAATATTTAACCAGATTGCAAAGTATGTAGCCAAGTATAACAAGCTACCAACTCAAGAGTCTTTTAAGATTGAGATAGATCTGAGTGAAAAGTTCACAGAAGATCAATATACTGCTGCACTTGAAATACTTCCGAATATATTTGATAAAGAAACTGCCAAGGCAAATGACAAGTGGTTAGAAGATACTACTGAGAAGTGGTGTCAGGATAGAGCGATACATAATGCTATCATGGAGTCTATCTCCATTATTGATGGTAAGCATAGGGAGCTTACTAAGAACGCACTCCCTGATCTATTGACTAAAGCCTTGGCAGTTTCTTTTGATGCGAATATTGGACACGACTATGTGGACAATGTTTCTGATCGTTATGATTTCTATCATGAGCAAGAAGAACGTATTCCATTCGACTTAGAGTATTTCAATAAGATTACTAAAGGTGGATTACCTAACAAAACACTGAATGTTGCACTAGCAGGTACAGGTGTTGGTAAATCTCTTTTCATGTGTCACGTGGCAGCTAATGCCATGACACAAGGTCGTAATGTGCTATATATTACAATGGAAATGGCAGAAGAACGTATTGCTGAACGCATTGATGCAAACCTGTTAGACATACCTCTTGATCAACTAGAAACTCTATCAAAAGAAATGCTGATAGACAAAGTGCATAATATTGCAGGTAAAAATAACGGTAAACTTATTGTAAAAGAATATCCGACAGGTTCAGCACATACAGGTCACTTCAGAGCATTACTAAATGAACTTAAGTTGAAGAGAGACTTTGTACCTGAGATGATCTTCATTGACTATCTCAACATATGTGCATCTAGTCGAATGAAAGGCATGGGGGGATCGATCAATTCGTACACTTATATTAAGGCTATTGCAGAAGAACTACGTGGACTCGCAGTCGAGTTCGAAGTACCGATTATCACTGCAACGCAAACGACTCGTAGTGGTTACTCTAACTCAGATGTTGGGCTTGAAGATACGAGTGAGTCTTTTGGATTACCCGCTACGGCAGACTTGATGTTTGCTTTGATTTCAAGTGAAGAGCTAGAATCACTTGGTCAGATCATGGTAAAGCAACTCAAGAATAGGTACAACGATCCTAGTAGCAATAAAAGGTTTGTAGTTGGTGTTGACAGGTCAAAGATGAAGTTGTTTGATGTTGATGATGCTGAAGGTGGACTAATAGATGATACAGCAACTTTTGATAAAACAAACACTGCAGAACGATTTAAAGATTTTAAGATGGAGTAAATAATGGCACTAAAAGGTTTAACATTTAAGAAGAAGACGAGTATTGGCAAACGTAACGTGAAGATGTCTTCTATGAATAAGAGTAAGAAGCGTAGCTATAAAAAGAATCGGGGTCAAGGTTAATGAAGGCGAGACTTATATCATATAGTCAACCAGTAAGGCATGTTCACTCAGGTGATCTTGGTATTATGGGTTTGGATAACATTCAAGACTTGATTGCATATTGCGCTAGAGTTTCTAATCCTTCAAATCAGGCGAATACTAAAACCACGCCAAAGTTGTTGGACTATTTGATCAAGTATAAACACTGGTCACCATTCGAAATGGCTTCCATTTGTATTGAAGTTGAAACTACACGTGATATTGCTAGACAGTTTTTGCGACACCGTTCATTTTCATTTCAAGAGTTTTCCCAAAGATACGCTGATATTAGAGACCTAGATAATAGTGTTGTAATCAGAAAGGCAAGATTACAAGACCCTAAAAATAGACAGGCCAGTGTTATCACGGACGATACTAGCTTACATATTGCTTGGGAACAACATCAACGCAATGTATGGAATTCTGCCATGCAAGCATATGAGTGGGCAATCAAAAATGGAATCGCAAAAGAACAAGCAAGATCGGTACTACCAGAAGGCAATACGATCAGTAGGTTATATGTTAATGGTACTGTTCGCTCCTGGATACATTATGTCGAGTTACGTTCAGCTAATGGGACTCAAAAGGAACACGCAGACTTGGCGGTGGAAATTGCCAGAGGAATAAGTGATATATATCCAAAAGTAATGGAGTTTGTAGATGACGGAACTAGTACTTCGTAATCAAGGTATACTTGATCATTTAGAGTATGTACGCTCTACTGTGATGAATGCTGATGTTGAACAATATCCCGAAGGTTTTAGATTTCACCCTGAAGATGCTCAAACTAATGGCGAGTCGTATCTGACTAAAGAATGGTTAGATACACACATGGATGACCTTGAGCATCAAGGGTTTCCTGTGGAGCATAGTTCAATACCTATTGAGGGTCTTAGAGATAAAGACCCTAAGTTAAAAGAAGTTCTTGACTTTAGCCGTGTTGATTTTATTTCAAATCTAGGGGGTAATTCAAGTGCGGTATTTTTATACTACCCTAAAGGTGGATTTGTTGGTTGGCACACTAATCAAAACAACTCAGGATATCAGTTTATATTTTCTTGGTCTGAAAAGGGAGATGGATATTTTCAGTACTATGATAAGAAGAAAAAAGAGATAGTACGACTAAAAGATAAATCTGGATGGCAAGCTAGATATTATCACTTTGGTAAAGATGAGCCTGATCATTGTTGGCATTCTGCGTACACTAATGTACCACGTATTACTATTTGTGTTCTCTTTAGATGGTGGGATAAACCACATTTAAAAGATCAGATTTTGGCTATGAAGGATCAACTTATAGAAGATATAGAATCGGAGATTTAAATGGGCAAAAAACTTTCGACATATTATCATGACAATGAAGAAGAATATTGTGAAATACATATTGACTTAAAAGAAGAACTATTGTATATTAAGTACTATAAGGTCGATTCATCTAAGTGGTATCATCAAGAAGATTTTCGTGGTAAGGCTATGCGATATGTTGAAGATGCTGCTGAGAATTGGGCTTTAGGTATAAAACGAATAGATCCACAGTATGAAGGAACTTTACTTTGACAGATATGGTAAACTCGCCATCACATTATGCTAGTACTGATATTGAAGCGATTGACGCTATTGAGGCTATGACAAAAACTATGTCGGGAGCCATTGCACCACACGCTGCAAATGTCCTAAAATATGTGTGGCGTTGTGAACGTAAGAACGGCCTTGAGGATATTGACAAGGCACTTTGGTATTTAAACAGAATGAGAGATAGGTGGGTAGAGACACATCCATGACTAATGTATTTAAAGATATTGACACGTTCCAAGAGGCATGTGATCAACAACCATCACCCGAAAACTACAAAATGTATTTGACTCTGATTGATGAAGAGATGGATGAGTTATTAGAAGCTGTTGCTGCAGACGATAAGGTCGAACAGCTTGATGCTTTGATTGATATCCTTGTTGTTACTATTGGTGCTATTAGGGCAGGTGGTATGAATGGTGAGGGTGCATGGAAAGAAGTCATGGATACGAACTTTGCAAAGATTGATAAGGAAACTGGCAAGGTACGTAAGCGTGAAGACGGTAAGGTTCTCAAACCTGAAGGTTGGAAGGAACCGAAACTTGAAGAGTTCTTATATTGGACTTAGAAATAAAGGGGGTTGACAACCCTCTTTTTTTATGCTAGTTTGATTCTGTAACATGAAAGGTTTATATTATGATTCTACTTGACGCTAAAAGTTTTGAAGATCGTTGCGACACTCTGCTAGAGAGCCGTGGTATCTCAGGCCATACGGCTGCAGATCGTTTTTGTTCTGATTTTAAAGCATACATGTTTTACTTCCACTACAAGGGTATAGGTGATGCAAACCATACAATGAGTCTTCTAGAAAATGATGACAATCTTACAGATTCAAATATACTCAATACAAACTTTCGTTGTTCACTAAATTCTCTGATCAGTGGACCTTTACGGTGTGATCCTTTGTTCATGGCTATATTCCCTATTCTTATGGACAACAACGGTAAAGGTATTGGTGCTGCAGAACTAGCATTACCTCTTATCTTTAGCGACTATCGTTTTGCAAATAAGAGTGATGGTGTTTTTGGTGAAGATAATAAAGTTGAAATCAAAAAGAATGGCGCTAGTTTGAAGCCTGTCAAGTCAGGTATCACTCACAAGGGTTTGGTTGATACGCTAAATAAAAAGTACTTTAACGGAACTCAACCCGGTATGCGTGATAAGAAAAAGTTTGCTGCTCATATTGCTCAAGTAAAAGATAGTTCAGTCTATGCTGATTACTTTGCAGAACTTTATGTCGGTTGTGACACTACTGAACTTGCGGCCCATGCACAAGTGTGCTATGATGATCCTGAAGCATTCAACACTGCAGTTGGCGAGTTTGCTTTGGCTCAGTATCAATCGGTTGATGATTGGAACAATATCATATATATTGACCATAAGAAGTTAGAGATTGTGAACATTGCTGATACTTCAGATGTTTCAAAGTTAGGACTAAAGTTCACTCCTAAGTTTGTGCGGAAAGGTGATACACAAGCTATTGCAGATGGTTATGTTAACGTAAGGATTTAATATGAAGCCACTATACATGTGGGCAGGGGGTAAGAACAAGATGATCCCCAAATACCTAGAAACACCTAATATTCCTAAGACAGGCTACGACACTTTTGTCGAGCCTTTCTTTGGTGGTGGCGCTATGACTATATGGATATACAAAAACTGTCCTGATGTTAAGAGGTTTGTAATCAATGATGTCAAGCATGAGATCATGGGTATATACAAGGCAATCAAAGAAGACTGTGAGTTGTTCTTAAAACGAATGGATGAACTCAGTGCTTTATACCTACCTTTGGACAAGGCAGGACGTAAAGCTTTCTACTATGATCTTAGAACAGAATACACTACAGATTGGACAAAGTGGTCATACACGATAGAATCTGCTACATTGTACTTTCTTATGAAAACTGCGTTTAATGGTATCTGGCAGAGCACACAAGCCGCACAGGGAAGGTTTGCTACTCCCTGTGGGTTACTTAACCAAAAAGACACTGTATATGATAAAGAGAACGTTTTAGAGTGGTACAAGTTTCTTCAGTTGGCAGATCTGTATCATACTGATTGGCGTAGTGCATGTGCAAATATTAGAGGCAAAGCATTCTACTTTATGGACCCACCATATAGAGATAGCTTTACTTCCTATGGTGGAGTGTTTGATGACATTGAGCATACTAAACTCATAGACTTCTGTAAGCAAAAAGATAAACAAGGTGATCTTGTATTCTATTGTAACAGAGATGACTCAGGTGATGGTTTCTTTGATGTCAACAAAGGTTTGTTATCAACTCAAAACTACGATATAAAATATACTGCAGGTAGACGTAAGACTAATGATGATGGTACTAAGAGTGCCAAAGCTGCAAAAGAGATTTTACTATATAGTTCTAGGTTAGCACCAATAACACTATGTTAGGAAATCATTATGTACACAGTAGAGATGGACCTTGACGAAATAGAGATTACTGTATTGGATGATACAGGACGGTGTGAAGATGTGAAGGTCTTCTCATATGATGATACTCTTTACATAAGACAGTTCAACGAAAAAAGAAATAAGTGGGATTTGATTGTAATGACTCCTGAGATGTACGCAGAACTTATGGAAGCTTGGCAATCACCTGAAGGATCTTTCGTGACTAATCTTTCTAGGCGTTTTTAGTTACCATCTACCTTGGGAGAGACCTAACCAATATACAATACCGCCCATTACAGATACAGCCAAAAGTGTCAATAAGATACCGGCAATCCAAGCAATAATATTCTCTTTCATTTCTTGAGCGGCATACACAGCTTCTTTCTGTTCTTTTCTCATGACACCTTCTAGGTGTACGATTTCTTTCCATGCAGATGGTCCATAGACAGCCGATATATAACCCTTGAGTTCATCACGCATTTCATCTGCTTTTTTCTTGTGCATCCAGGTTTCGACAGCATTGGCTTGTACTCCACCGCCTAATGCTTTGTACCATTTAGGCTTATCAGCCTTTTGACTTGCGTAATCCAAATCACTTATTGCCTTGCCCCATTGACCTAGCTGACCTGCCATGTCTTGGATATCCTTGCCTGTGGCAATCATTGTCTTGATGGAATTAAATGCACCTGTGGCTAAACCGATAGCCGTTACTGGATCTATCATACTCGTTCTCCCATTCCTTCAAACCTATTTATAAAAAAGAGGCTTGACATTAAGATAAAAATGTCGTATAGTGATTCTATGATGAGAACAGTACACTACGTAGGTTTCAGAGGTGATGAGTATGCGAGAGCGCATAGGATCTTTGGTGGACCTGTAATGATACACAGAGACTATGATGATAGAGTTTTCTCCGAAGTTGGAGATAGTGACGTAGTTATCTTTGGTCCAATATACAAGTATTGCCCCTATGTGTGGGATGCAAGTGCTGTAGATAAGGAGTACACACATTGAACCATCTAAGTAAACAACAGCAGGAAACTGTAGTGATTGCCATGGAAGAAATGGCAGAGTTAACTCAGGTGTTATCCAAACTTATTAGGTTTGGGTACACCACAGATAAAGCAGAGCATCTTATCCAAGAGATGGGTGATGTTCGTCTGATGATTCAGTTGTTGCATGATACATTTGGAGTATTGACTAGTAGCACGGATGATGCTATGATGCGCAAACAAAACAAACTAATGGCATGGAGTAGTCTATATGAGTAATCAACGTTCAGGTAAGTGGAAGCCAGCAGCTATGTCTGATGGTAACAATGACATGAAGTTACGCAACTTCTTTCGTACAGCGGCAAAGGTTGTAGAAGAAGACACTGATGCACAGTTCTTCTTTGAGCAAATCGTAGAGCATATTAATGATGGTGGTAATCTGTTTACGGATGACCCTGTAGCCATCCGTAGGATCTTAGGTGCTTAGTCTCCTTTAGTAGCTTTACCTTTTGAGTATGCCTGTGCGCCAAAGAACGCAGCTACCAAACCTGCAATAGCAACAAAGTAAGTCGGGGCAATGTCTCCGACTATTTTTGCAGCACTTTCAATACCTAGCACAGATGTAATCATAATGAGTACAGGGTACAGAAGCATGCCCCACAGAGCGAACCATGCCATAGATCTAATCTGATCTTCCTTGGCATCTTCATTCTCTTGCATCTTCTTTTTGTGTTCCCACTCTGCTATTTCCTTGGCACGTGCCATTTCTTCATCAGTGATAACTCCATCCCCATCTGCATCTAGATGAGCATAGATACTATCAGCTTGCATCACTTTAGCTTCTTGTTTTTTAGACTCTTTAGTTGCCATTTCTACTCCAAATGTGTTTTTATCAGCCATCGTTATACGGCTCTTCTTCTAACATATAAACATCATCAGAGTTACCGCCAGTGATTGCATTTCCAAACTCTGCAGCAGCCCAAGTCATTACTAGGATTGCTAACAAACCAATAAAGACCCACTTCATTTTCATATCATCCACGATCATTTTAATGCCGATCATTTCATTTCCCAGAACTCTAAACTGCAGTTCCATTTTACCCTCAGGGGTATCTTCATCTCTAACTACATTAGGTAATTTTTCTTCAGCCATTTCATTCTCCTACATATTTTTATTATTTATAAAAAAAGGCTCTTGACATTAGGATAAATATGAAGTATAGTAGATTCGTAATGAGCAGAAAAACAAACATAATAAGTGGAATAATGTCCATGGCAGTATTGACAGGTGTTGTTGCTGCAGCTATCATGAGCGCACCCATTGTAGATGTTAAAGAGCATGAATGTCTTGCTTTGAACGTCTATCATGAATCTAGAGGTGAACGTGTAGAAGGTCAGATAGCTGTTGCTCAAGTCACGATTAATCGTGTAAATCATAAGGAGTGGCCTTCTTCTATTTGCGAAGTAGTTTACCAACCATATCAGTTTAGTTGGACCCATCTAATTAAAGATCCATCTCCAATAGAAGCTAAAGCGTGGAATAGCGCCAAAGTTATTGCCAGAGATGTTATGATAGGCAATGTTGAAGATCCTAGTTTAGGGGCAGTCTTCTATCATGCAAATTGGGTAAACCCTGATTGGGCAGATCAAATGGATCTATCTAAGGTTATTGGTAATCATTTATTTTATACATGGGATGGAGTTTGGGATGATTGATACAGTTCCTATTGAACTGGAATGTTGGATGCTGAAATGGGGTATACTGTCTACAGAAGATAGATATAGTATATACGGTAGCAACGCTGATGTTGTATGGCCTAAAGAAGAAACTCCACATGAACATGCTGTGCGTACTGGTATATCGATGGGATGGATGCCTTCGTATGAAGGTGAGGAACCTCCCTTTTGAAACCTAGTGATAGAGATATCGCTTTAATGTTCTATATTGTTAAAGGACACATAGTAGATAAAAAAACTATGGAAGATTGCTATGAAGGCTATTTTAAACGTATGTGGGGCAACCACGAGATATGTTATCACGAAGATGGATTCGAAGAAGCATATAAGGATTATTTAACTAAAGTATCACAAGGATGGAAGCCAAGTTATGACGGAGAAGAACCACCCTTCTGATATGTTCGTCTCTCCTTGTCAAAGCAAATGTCAGCTAGATGCTTTTACAGGTGAGTGTATAGGATGTGGCAGAACTTCAAGAGAGATTGCTACATGGACCAGAATGTCGCACTATGAGCGCATGCAAGTAATGAAGAGGCTTGGCTATGGAAAACGAACTACAACACAAAATAGAATGGCTAGAGAAGCGGCACGAAGAAACGCACTTAACGGTAGAAAGGATTGAGCAAGATCGTAGGCTTGATCGAAGTACCAAGGCACAAACTCTCCTTCGACAAGCTAAGAAAGAAAAGCTTAGATTGAAGGATCATATCGCATGGATGAAAAAACTAGAAAAGAAGCTAATCGACTCAACTGGATAGTCAAGGGAATGCTTATTCCCGAATCCGAAAGTGACTTTGTTGTAGAACAAATATATCATTCTTATTTCAAACGTAAATGGGGTAACCATGAGAATGGAGTTCACGAAGAAGGCTTTGAAGAAGCGTATGAAGCTAGAAGAGCGGAAAAGGGGTAAGTGGGTACTTTTAGACAGTAACGATAAAGTTATTGTCATAACAACTGATAGAAATATTATAAAGCGTATTATATCTAAATAGCAGCGCAAGGGGGTAAAAGCCTTGCGTTTTTTTAGTGTGAGTGATGGGGTAAATCCATCAAACAATAAAGGAGAACTATATGGAACTGCTCACAATGTGGAGTCTTATCGGATTCCTGCTTGCTGCATATGCAGTTATAGCAAACGATTCAGTGCAGACTCTTGGCACATGGATGGCATCAAACAATGAGAGATTTAACTATAAAGTATTATGGGGAGCCGCAAGCGCAGTACTGCTTGCAACCTTGTGGTATGGCTGGAGTGTAAATGGTGGCGACATCAGTTACGGCAGACTAAACAAGATTCCATGGCAAGAAGTACAATGGTATCACGCTGCAGCACCTGCAATCTTGGTTGCACTAACAAGGCTTGGTGTTCCTGTGTCAACTTCATTCTTGGTGTTATCAGTATTTGCGTCAACCTTTGTGTTGGAAAAAATGTTGATGAAATCAATCATGGGTTATGGTGTTGCCGCCGCATTTGCATATGCTGTATGGTTTGCAATACACAAATACTTTGGACAATGGTATGATGAAACAAAACCTGTAACAGAAAGCAACAAGAACTATTGGCGTATTGCTCAGTGGGTTGCAACAGGTGGATTGTGGTGGACATGGCTATCGCATGATATTGCTAACATTGCAGTGTTCTTGCCACGTATAGTACCAGTTGATTTGATGATAATGATTTCTGTGGTATTTGTAGCAGGATTATTCTTCATGTTCAGAGAACGTGGTGGTAAGATCCAACAGATTGTATTAGAGAAACACAACACACGTTATGTGCGTAGTGCGACACTGATTGACTTGTTCTATTGGCTATGCTTGTACTTCTTCAAAGAGCTTAATGATATTCCTATGTCAACAACATGGGTGTTTGTAGGCTTGTTAGCAGGACGAGAACTAGCAATGGCTACTTACTTTGGTAAGAAGAAAACAAAGAGTGTGTTTCCATTAGTCGCAAAAGACTTTGGTAAGATGATGGTTGGATTAGGCGCAAGTGTTGCACTAGTGCTCATGATTCATTATATGATTGTACCTGCAGGTCTGTGACATAATAGACACAAACAATAATAAGCTAAAAGGGGGGTTGACTATACTCCCCTTTTTTGATATAAGTATATCTGTAAACGTTGAAGCAACGTGAACACATACTGGACTTGGGGGCAGTACCCAACGCTTCCACCATAAACACACTATTGAGGCAGTCCACATAACGTAAGAACCTCGTTAACATAAAGTGTGTTTATGATGGGGGCGAACTAGGATCGACAGGTGTGAAAGTGAAGTGGAGTTTACCGTGGTGACTGACGATATTAGGTCAAACAAACTAAATGCAAACGATAACTTTGCACCATCTGGTTACGCACTAGCTGCATAACACAGGGGGTTGGCTACTTACCTAGCAACAGAAAAGTAGCAGATTAACAACTAAGGGAACGAAACATATGGAAATTCTAACAAAGGTAAAATCGTGGGCAAGCAATCTCGCTGATGTTGGTATCAGCATTGCAGCTTTGATGATCGTAGTAGAAGTACTAGGTCTTGGGGCTATCCCCTTTTTCCCTGAAACAAGTGTAGTCGCTAACGTAAGCGGTATGCTTGGTACTCTAGGCGCTGAAGGTCTAATGGGCTTGATCGCTATTTGGGTTCTATATGCAATCTGGAACAGATCACAAACTTAAAATAAGGAAAGAAAAATAATGAAAATTGCAGCAATCACAGCAGCAGCACTATTAGCAGCAACATCAGTCTCAGCAAATGAGATTGGCGCAACAGGCATCACTTGGGGTGTCGAATCAGAAGCAGCATTCACAATCAATGATGCGGCTGGCAATGCAGTAGAAGATTTTGGTGTAAAGATTACTCCTGAAATCGGATATACAATGTTCGGTATCGGTCTTACTGCTGATATGGATCTGCCTGTGTATAATAACGAAGAGTTCAAGTTGGACACAGCGTTTGATAACCCAAAAATTAATCTTGGAGCATCTTACGAACTGTTTGGTGGGCTTTCGTTGTTCGGTGAAACAACATGGGATGTAGACGCATCTGATACAGTAAGCTCAAAAGTAGGTGCTACCTTCGCTTTCTGATATGCTATATACTTAGGGTCACTACTTAATAAGTGCGTGAGGGGCCATGGTAAGCCCCTCTTTTTAATTTAGAGGTATATGATGCACATAGAAGTACTAGAAGAAATAGACCATAAAAAGCTTTTAGAAGAAGCCAACACAATCAAGGTAATGTTGGAAAAAGGATGGGCTAATATTGGTCAAGTAGGAATCCAAGGACACAAGCCAAACCTAGATCCTATGATTGCATATAAATCTTCTATTGGTAGGGTAAGTAAGTTACAATACCCTGAGACTTACTTCAAATATTCTTTGTTTGAAACCCCAACCATAAACAGATTGATGGAAAAGTATGGGATGTTACGTACAAGGATTATGCAGAGTACCCCTAAGACTTGCTTATCATTTCATCAGGACATGAGCAAGCGCATACACATACCTCTCATCACAAATGATGATTGTATGATGATAATAGAAGATAGGATTTATAACCTTGAAGTCGGGAAAGTATATTTAACAAACACAACTCTACGCCACACTGCAGTAAATGCATCTGTGAATTCAAGAGTTCATATAGTAGGATGTGTTTACAGCTAGGAGATTATTATGCTAAAGAAAGTAGCATTAGCGTTAGGGCTAATGACAACAACAGCAAATGCGGATATGATACAGATACAGGTTCCTTGTGATCCATCACCAGTAGTGTATGACTTAATGAGGGTGTATAAGAACGGTTTGCTT